ACCGTCTGGGTGCTGTGCAGAGAATGCTGTATCTGGTTCGTTGAATAGTGCTTCAGCTCCACTCTGATTAGTGAATCTGGATCTCATTGCGAAGATAAGTCCTGTTGGGCCGCTCATTGGTTGTACACCAGCTAGGTCATATGCGACCAAGTTTGGCATTGAACGACGAATAAGACTGATAAGTACAGGGTCAAAACCAGCTGTTGGGCCAGCAGGTGTAGAACCTGAACCGAAAGCACCTGACGCACCAGCAGCGTTACCTGAGTTGGTTGGTGATGCTTCATATAGGAAGTCAGATTGCTCCCTTAAAAACTTTTCTTGATTCTCCAAAAGAACCGCAGTAACCATCTTACGATGTGCATCTTCTATTTTAGGTGCACCATCATAACTAAGAATTGGATCCCACTTCTCTTGAAGATGTTCAGCATTGAACATTTCCATGTGAAATTTACCTCGTTAAAAGTGTGTGTTTAAAAATTTACTAAAGAATTACTTTTTAGTGATTCTCTGAAGTGTTGTTAGATAATTTGCCATTGTACCAGTTGACTTTGCTTCTGGTGCATTTGACTCTTCTGATAACATCTCTGAGTCATCACTTTGAGTACTAGCAACTTGTCTTGTTGGGAAATAAGAATTTCTCAATGTAACTAGTTTCTCACGGTAATCGGATTCACTTTCGAACTCAACACTTTCAGCAAGAGATGCGAGTTTATCTTTCTGAGTAACTGCTAGTCCTTCAGAAACGTCACTTAAAATTCCATCTGATTTTGATTCTGCTAATCTCTTGGTCAAACTGACATTCTTGTCAATTTGCTCATTGAGTTTTTCTTCCATATCATCTAGTTTATTTACCATGCTCTCAAGTACATCATATTTATCATCAGGGATTGATACATAATGTTCTTCAAAAAGATTTCTCATTCCACTTAGGAATGATTCTGTCATCTCTGACTTAAGACCACGCTCTACTTCGAGTGCGTTTTCTTGTAACCACTCATCTGCGACGTACTCTAAGTAAGAGTCAACACGCTCGATAAGTTCGTCTTTCATGCCTTCGACCTCTTCTACGAGCTTTGCTTCGTAGTGAGCTTCCATGGCCTCTCTAAGTTCGGTAACTTTAGACTTTAGAGCAGCCTCGAAAATTGTCTTAGCTTTCTCTCTAAACTCTTCGGAGAGTTCCTGACCACCGAGAAGTGCATTAACATCGTCATCGATGTCTACTTCATCAGTGATTTCGGGAAGTTCTGTAACTTCCTCTTCCTCAGCAACTACTTCCTCTTCTGAAGTTTGGTCTTCTGCAACTACTTCTTCTTCAGTTTCTGCTTCTTCCATTTTTGGAGCTTTAGGGGTTTCTGATTTAGACATAACACCTTTTACTGATTTTAAATTTGCTGCATATGAACCTTCACCAGCTGGATCCTTTAATTTATTAGAATCGTCTGTTGGTGAATTATTTTCTGGAGTTGGGCCACCGAGGTCTTCATAACTCACGCCTGCCATGGTTTGCATGGGCTCAGCTGGTTTTGCACCCTTGGTTACGGCGTTCTCCATTTCTTGTAAATTTTTCCCACGGGACATTTGAACTCTCCGAATTACCTTTTGTATAATCTGTTTTTATTTATATATTTAAAGATTTGCTAAGAAATCTTCAAAGACGCTTAATTTCTTTTCGTCTAATTTATTTTGATCAACTAGTGTGTTAATCTGTTTGTAAGTCTTTGATGCAAGGCGCTCACGAATGATGCCTCCATCCCAAACCCACTCTTTTCCTTCCATTATGCCATCTACGAAAGCATCTGGAGCAGAAGGATCTGCAACGATATCAGCAGCAGTAGCAAGAGTAAAATCTTCTCCTACCACACTGTATCCTTCGTTAGTCTTACTTAAAGATCCTACACCTCTTGATGAAACACCAAGTTTAACACCTTCACCTAATAAATTAGATGCGATTTTACCCATTGGTGTACTAAGAATCTTTGCTTTTCCTATAAAGTTATTTCCACTTTCTTTAAGAGAAACAATTTTATGAGATACTCTGTCAAGGTTGACAGTCGGGCCATCTGGATGACCTAACTCGCCAAGGGCTCTACCTTTCTCAACAAAATTTTCGTTGTATCTATTAACTTCACGCATTAACGTTTGTTTTGGATACATTCTACCATTACGATTTTTCATTTCACTTTGAAGGAATACTCCTTCAATATACAGATTCTTCTTACCGTTGCGACTTTCAACAATAACTTCAACCTGTTCTATTTCTTCTCTAATGAGTTTCATTATTGTGCTCCTGATATTTGAACCTGTTGTGCAAATAATTGACCAGCTGTTGTATGGTCAGTCACCGCTGAAACAGCAAGTTGTCTTCTTGCCTCTGCTGCAGTTACAACTGCATTGTCGGAGTTAAGAACTCGACTGTCATGATCAATCGTTAATTTAGCACCAAATTGTGCATATCCAATCGTTCTAGCTTCCTGTACTGAAACAATTTTTGCTGTTGTATTGAATCCAGTGACACCAGTGACACCAGATATTACAATTACATCATTAACTTTAAATGGATTACCCATTCCCTCTGGGAGTGTAATGACCGTTGCAGCTCCCTTTGTAATTCCAGCAACTCCGATAGAACTAACTCTACCTAAATTTAAAGTTGCAGAACTATTTGCAGGGACATAATAATCAGTTGTAGTTGCAGGCCCAGTAGTTCCAATCGCTACATGTTGACCAGCGTTTTTAGCAACAACTCTAAGTGTGTCCGATTGTACTGTAAAAGTTTGTGAAGCACTTGTTTGATTCGTTGCAAAACTAAAACCAGCGCCTACAGGTTGATGTGCCATTTACTCTTCCTCTTCGGTTTCTTCTTCATAATCAAGTTCACCAACCTCTGCTTCTGGTTCTACATCTTCTTCAGATTCAAGTTCATAACCCATCATCGCATTTGTAACTGCTGGTTTAAGTGCATCTACTCTTGCACCAGCCTTTGCAAATAATTGGTTTTTTATTGAATCACTGATTTCAGATGGAGATTCATCTGCAATTATCAAATTCATTAATTCATCCATGAGATAAAAATCCTATACCTATGTTTTATTTATATCTCGCCACCTTTGGGAGCTCCTGGCGATTCTGGAGCTTCTACACCTGTATCATCAATATCAGGTTCACTTGGAGGTTTTCCAAGATTTTTACTCGCTGATGATTCAAGTTGTGCCGCTAACATCATTTCCTGTTCAGTAGGTAAAATAATACCAGCTTCTTTTTCTGCTTTTATAAGTTTATCCTGTTCTACTAATTCTTCATCAGTTTGACGTAAAATCTTACGACGGATATAATCTACAGAGTAATATTTTCCAATATAAGGATCAGCAGTTGCTAAAAGTCCAAGTCTCTCTTGCATCAATTCCGCCTCTTTTAATTCAGCAAAATGATTATCATATAAGAAATCATATTGAATATGGTCACTCATAGATTCCCACTCTTCTGGAGTTACCACATTTTTAAGAATTAATTGAGTTTTAAGTATGTCATGGAAGAGATTACTAAATCTTTTTCTCATTCTTCCAACAAACTTAGTAAATTTAAGTTCATCTCTTAATATTTCTGATGAACGACCTAAACTAAATCCAGCATTGTCTGCCATGCGAGACTCAGGGACGTTCAAAGAACGGAAAAGTTTCTTTTGGAAATATTCTACGTCTGTAAGTTCTCCTAAGTTTTGTCCGCCAGGCAATGTAGATATCTCAGTTCCACGACCACCCTCTCTACGAGGAAGCCAGAAATCTTCCATCATTGACATATATTTCTTATCATCACGAATCTCACCAGTGTTTGCATCGTAAGTTAATTTATTACGATATCTCGCCATGACTTCACGAAGATATTGTTCTGCCTTTGCTTTTGGTAAATTACCAACATCAATATAGAATATTCTTCTTTCTGGAGCTCTTGATAGTCTATAGATGACAAGACTGTCTTCAATCATTCTTAACTGATTGAGTGACTTGATTGCTTTTTGTAGATAAGAAAGAACAGTTTGTTTGTTACGATCTACTAAACCTGATGTGCAATATGCAATTGCATCCTTAGCAAACTTAACTGCATCCTTCTGTTGTCCAGTAACTGCAACAGAACCATATTGATTTTTCTGATATGAGTGTGGAGTGTATATAAAATACTCTGTTAATCCTTCAAAATCTGCACTCATAGGGTCATTATTAGCGCCTGGATTATTGCCTGGTGTATATTGTATTGCATTTGCACCACCTTTTTTCTTCTGTTCTCTTACATATTTGATTTTAAGTGCGTCAATATATCTAAGTTCTTTGATTCCTTCCTCTGGTTTTTCTAAATCTATGACTTTATGATAGTATATTCTTCCGTCTACATACCAGTTACGAAATATTTCATGTGCTTTTTTATCAAAGTCCAGCATCTCTTTGATATACTGAAACTCATCACGAATAATTTGTTTTACTCTATCTCCAGCTTTTAAATTTTCTAGATCAATTTGAATTGGTGAATCATTTTGATCTGCGACTATTGCTTCGCACAATATATCTTCTATCGCAGAGTCAACTTCGGGATGAAGTGCCATCTCACGATATCTACGAATTAAATCATATTCTGTTTTAAATACGCCCTCTACATCTAAATATTGACCATAAAACCCAGATGCCAAATAGTAGTCCGCACCGTCCTCATTATTTCTGGGGACAGGCGAGACTACTGATGGTGCTGGTTTCTTATACGAATCATCAATCGAGAAACCAAATAATTGTGCCATAGTATAACTCTTATACCTTTAAAGGTATTTATATTATAACCTAAACTATGATATAAATCAACTAGTTACCAGCTGATACAGATTCAACACCTTTAGGTAAGCCAGGTAAGTCTGTTGTCCAGAATAGGTAGTTGAATGTAACTTGGAACTCTTCAATCTGATCTGTTGCACCATAATCTAAAGGTATGGAACTTACTGCGTTTGGATAGATTCCTTCAAAATTATATGTTCTTAAAGTTTGAATAATCTCTCCACCCTTTCCAGCTGATTGTCCACCAGATCCTTGAGATTGTCTTGATAACTGAAAAACTTCTGCTTTTGTTTGATAGTCAGCAGGGTTTATGTCACCAACATCAAACTGTAAGTCATTAATTAAATTACTCCACTGTTCCATTGCATCTCTGATGTTGAACTTTTGATCGTTAATGACTGTCACTGTCCAAGGATCAAAGGTGCGATCTCCAGCAACAGGAAGAATACGACCTCTGAAAGGAACAGGAATGTTTCCAATGTTAGCGGCTGGTATTTCAGCTGCCTTTACCATGAATCTAATATCAGCTGCATAATCATTTAGTCCAATAACTTTTGTAGGTAATTCAATGTTTACCTCAAACATATTGGATCTTGCACCACCACCGACTAATCTATCTCGGAAATTGGTTATGCTTCTTTGGTTAAAGCTTCCTACTTGTGCCATTTTGTTTTTTAACTCCTTTTGTTATTTAGATGGACTTTAATTAAACTCGACCAGCGACTTCAGAGAAGCTAACTCCTGTTCTTGTCGCAACGAATGTAAGACCGATGAAGTTAATAGAACGAGCAGGCTTGATAAAGATATCTGCCTTGAATTCATTCGCATCAATAACATCAGGTGTGTTGTTTGATTCATCACAAATAACAAGGAAATCAGATAAACCTCTCTTAGATTGAACTCCACGAAGGAATGGTTCAACTATGTTACGGAAGTTTGCTCTTGTAATTTCATCGTTAAACTCAAAGAGTTGAGTTCTTGCAGCAATTTCAATTCTCGCCTCTAAGTTCAAGAATAAACGACGAACGTTAATTCTATCGAACGCAGATGCAAATGCTAATCCAGTCTTATCACCAAATAGGATGAATCCACCGCCAGGTGAGAAGATAACTGGGTTGATTCTCTTCACATATAAAGTATCTCTCTGAACTTTATTAGGATTGTATGCTAACTTAACTGTGTTAAGTATGTTTCCTCTTTGAGGGCCAGCAGGTGAGAACCAAGGGAACTGTTCCTCAGATGTTCTTGCCATCAATCCAGCAATGTCACCATTTAATGGCATAAACTGGAACTTGTTGTTAAATCTATCGAACTGATACTTGTAACCAGAATCAAAGACTGCGAAAGATGATGATGTAATTGGATCATAGAACTGAACAACATTAGTTGTTTGTGTCTTAGCACTTGTTACATTAACAACTGTCTCTCTGTTTGGAGAGATAACTGCTAAACAATCCTTTCTCTGTTCTGCAATCGCAATTAATTTGTTTGCTTTTGCTTGTGATTGTGGTTGACTACCTGTGATGCCAGGGCCTTGTAGTAAGAAGTTAACTGCATACTCAGCTTCGTTCTCAAAGATCTCGTAACCACCGATTACGTTTCCAAGAGATGTTTGGAAACCACCTTCTGTGCTTACACCAGAGTAATCTTTACCACCTTGTAGTTCATAAAGTATATTACCACCGAAGTTAAAGTCTACATCCTGTGCATCCTGACTCCAAGTATTTTGAGCAGTGCTTGATGCTGTAAATGCAGTTGTAAATCCTGATGCAATTGATCCGTTTCCTGTTGCAATTCCAACAAAGATATTGTCAGACTGTTCAGAAATTTTATTCTTATAGTAAATTGCATCTCCAAAGGAGTTCTTTGCATCATCTGCCTTTGATAAGAATGTAAACTTCTCAAGAATTGCACCTGTTGATCCAGAAATTTTTCCGCTGTCATCAATCACAACAACGTGAAGTTCATCATTTGAACTGTTTCTTGCAGCAGCATATCCACTTGTGCCTGGTTTTTCAGCAATTTCTTTCCACTGTAACGCACCATT